CCTTAAGATCGTTAACAAGACTAAGTTTGGGATAAGTTCAGCACTCGGTCTAATCGCTGTAGCTGGAGCTGTACAAATGATGGTAAATGCTATTCAGGATATTAATAAAGTAGACATTCCTGGATTGGTTAAAGGACTAACTGCAATCGCTATTATATTAGGCGAGATAGTTATATTCTCTAAACTAGTTAGTGGTGGTAAACTAATCGCCGCTGGTATCGGTCTTACATTATTAGCGGGTGCAATCAATCTATTGGTTCCTCCTATAACGACATTCGCAAAGATGTCTTGGGAAAAGTTGGCTAAAGGATTGGGAGCTATGGCTATTGCACTGGCTCTAGTAGCTGGGGCTGCTATATTAGCATCGGGTTCAATTGGTGGAGCAATTGCAATAACTGCTATGGCTATCGCAATGAATTTACTAATTATACCAATCAAGGCGTTAGGTGCCATGTCATGGGGGGATTTAGCTAAAGGATTCGTTGGTATGGCTGGTGGTTTAATATTAATGGCTGGTGCAGCATTACTATTATCTCCTGCTATCGTCCCTATGTTAGCTTTCGGTGCTGCTTTATTACTTATGGGTGTTGCTGTATTAGCAGTTGGAGCTGGTATTGGTTTATTTGCAGCTGGTCTAGCAACCTTAGCAACGTTAACCGCAGTATCAGTAGCCTCAATAGTATCAGCCTTAGCGTTGTTACTTAAAGGGTTTGCTGAGTTAATTCCTGGGGTGGTTGATTTTATTGTTAAATTAGGTTTAGCACTTATTAACGGTATCGTAGCTTTAGTACCACCATTAGCAAATGCAGTAGCTAGTCTAATCGTAAGCATATTAACAACCATCACAACATATTTACCATCGTTCATTGAGAAAGGTACAACTCTGATATTACAACTACTCGAAGGTCTTGGTAAAGCCGTTCCACAATTAATAGATGGTGCCATTAAGTTTATGATACAACTAATCGAGGGAATGTCTAAAGCAATTAGAGATAATGGACCTCAGTTAATATCTGCTGTATTAGAACTAGTGGGTGAAATAGTAGCACTAATCATTGAAGCTGGAGTTCAAGTAATCAACGCTTTATTCGGTTGGATACCTGGTGTAACATCAGCTACTTCTAAGATTGGTGAAACAGCAGAACAGACTATTAGAGATACGTTCGGGGCGTATAACGCAGGTAAAGATAAAGGTAAAGACTTTGCAGATGCCTTAGGTAGTAAATCTGGTGCTGCCAATGCCGCTGGTTCTAAAGTGGGTCAAGCTGGTAAAAGCGGTGCTAACTCAGTCAGCCTATCGTCCATTGGTAGTGGTAAAGGTTCTGAATTTGCTAGTGCGTTAGGTGGTAAATCTGGTGCTGCTAAAACATCAGGTAAAAGCTTAGCTAATGCTGGTAAAAGTGGAGCGGGTTCAGTTAGTCTATCATCTACTGGTTCACACTTCGGCTCTGGCTTCGCATCTGGTGTTGCGAGTCAAAGCGTACTGGATAAAGTTACAAGTGCTGCTAAAAGAATGGCCGCTTCTGCTAAAGCTACAGTTGAAAGGTGGTTGGATATTAACTCACCATCTAGGGTAATGAGAACTACTGGAGGATTCTTTGGTGAAGGTTTCGCTTTAGGTATTGACGATAAAATTAGACACGTTGGTTCTTCTGCTAAGAGCTTGGCTGTAAAAGCTACTGATTCATTAAATCAATTCTTAGACGGATTTCAACTTCCAGAAGAGGATAATGAGTTACGATTCAAAGCAGTAGTCGATTACGACAAGTTAGACACTAGTAAATTCGGTTCGATTGGCAGTTTATCAGTCAGACCAAACACATCGCTAACGTCTGGTATGATTACTACAATCCCAACTCCGAATACCGCAACCACTAGTGCTCCAAGTCAAAATGGCGACAATTCGTCTATAATTAAACAACAAGAACAACAGATTGGTTTATTGAAACAACAGAATGAATTGTTGTCAGGGATTCTCAACAAGGATAATTCAACATATCTAGATGGTAAGTCGATATACAATAGCGTCAAAAAGGTACAAGACAGCCAGACAACTATTAGGAACATATTTAAAGGAGTGAGCAGGACTTGAGTTTATTAACTTTTAATTTTTGTGGAGTGGATGCGGTTACTGAACTAGGTTTAATAGTTAATGATATTAGAACGCCCGTCACTCCTGAGATTTCTGAGGTTACACAAGATGTGCCTGGAATGATTGGTAAAGTTTATTTAGGTAATTCTTATGGACAGAAGATATTCGAAATAGATGTAACCATTAAAGCAAAGGATTCATCGGAACGTGTTCAGAAAATTCATGATCTAACAGAATTAGTTATGACAGGAGGTAGTGCTGAATATCCAATGGTGTTTAGCAATGATTCGGCATATACGTACTACGGACATTTCAGTAATATATCAGTTCCTGAAAAGATAATCGAAACTTCACCATGGGCGAAATGTACTTTAACTTTCGCCTGTAGTGATCCAAAAGGTTATGGAGAGTATATAACTAACGATATGACTATAAACCCTGTTACACTAACCCCAGAAGGTACAAGCGAATGTTATCCAGTTTTCACTTGTCTACCTAAGAAAGATGTTAAGAAGATAGCGGTTACCGATGAAAATGGGAATTATGTTTTTGTAGGCGCCGATATCGACCCTGATACAGGGCAGGAGGATATTAACAAAGAACCATTAGTATTTCATGACGAATGTAATACTCTATTACCTTGGACTAAAATCACATCGAGTACACTTACTTGGGAGTTAGAAAACGGGTCGATTGGTGGTGAAATGCGTAGTACAGCAAATTCTATACGTCCAGCACTTGTCACTATCGATAACAAACAATACAGTGACTTTGGAAGTCCTGTAAACGGCAACTGGCATGGACCTTTACGTCAACAATGGTTGCCTGGAAGTTACGGTGATTATCGTATCAGGGTTAGAATGTTGAATCAACAAACTTACAATAGAGCTCAAGGAAAAGTGGAACTATATTTGTTAGATTCTAATGGTGCCCGTATAGGAAAGATTATGCTCAAAGATAATGGTACTGAGAGTAAGATTGTATACGCACAGGCCCAATTAGGTAGTAGCAGTACAGGAACTCATCATACAATATATTATGGGGCTGGTAAGATTAAAAAGGGTAAAAGTAAAACTATTACAATCAAAGTTGGAGCAGGTACCAAAAAAGTAACCGAAAAAGGTAAAACAAAAACCGTCCAACTATGGAGAACCGTAAAGCTTGATGAGGATTTAGACACTAGCACCTTTACAAATTTTTATGGTTATATCGAGATTGAAAAAATTGGGAAAAAATACCGAGTTGAGATTATGAAACTTGACAAAAATGCCAATCCAGCATGGTCCAAACCTATTGTTAAAACGTGGACTGACACGTCAAACACATATAATAAAGCTCTAGCTGGTGTCGCTATATATCAGGCTAAATACGATATTTATGAGGATAAGACTGTTCCTATAACTAAGTATAAGGATAACGACCTTGTTGTGTCCGATATTAAAGTTTGGAATATAATCGACGGTGGTAATGGTTCAAGTTCGACACTTCCCAAAGTGATTGCTCATAAAGGTGATGAGGTCAAAATAAATTGCGAAGACCGAACTATTTATAAGAACGGTGCTGTATTTATGAAGAATCTGTATATTGGTAGTGATTTTCCTACAATGCACGGTGGTATTCAGAAAACGTTTGCTTTTGAACCAAGTTTAACAGATGCCGACTGGTATCTTGAATACCTGCCAACAACTAATTAGGAGGCGATATCTTGTATACAATATTAGATGCTGATCTTGACGTGGTTGGCATTTTAGATTTAGAAGGAAAAGGATGTAAATTTTATAACGATCTAAGGTCTACAAAAATCGCCGATGATCAAGGGAAGATTTGGAGTGATACTCTAACTCTTTCCGTACCCTATGGGTATCGGGAAACGGAATATATGACGCAGGGTTACCACCTTCTAAAAGAGGGTAGCGACGGTCATTTGTATTGTTATCGAATTTTCGATTGGGAAGATTCTGCGATAGGTCCAACGCATGTAAAAACCGTACAGGCAATCAATTTATTAGCTTGGGATTTATGGCACAAAAACGTACCTGCTAAAAAGTTTTCCTTAACATCAACCAGCGATGATGTGTTTCCATACATTCTACAACAAACGGGATGGGAAATTAATGACACTGACTTTTTCGGTGAGGCTAGTTCATTGGAAATATCAGCTGGAAATAACGCCATGTATTGGTTAGACCAGTTCGCTAGAGATTTTAGTGTAGAAATACGAGCGTTTGTTCAAATATATAACGGTAAAATCGTAAGAAAACTAATTGATATTGTTTCAGAATTAGGAGAATCCGACGGACGTAGATTTGAATATTCACATGATTTGGTAGGTGTAAGTCGTAAAGGAAGCGACCAAGAAATGTATACAAAACTATTTGTGTATGGTGGTTCCGATAAAAACGGTAATCCAGTTTCCATCTCTAGTGTTAACGATGGTAGAGCATATATTGTTGACGATGATGCCAATGATATTTATAACAATGGTGGAGAATACCTAGAGGGTTATATTGTTAATGACTCAATCACAAATCCAAATGGTCTACTGACTTGGGGTGAAGGAGAGATGGCTAAGTGGAATCATCCCAAGTATACTTATGCTATCGATGTTGCTCATTTAAACTTTATACCTAGCCTTGGTGACCATGTGCAGGTTCTAGATTTTTCGATGGAACCCGAATTGACCGTTTCGGCGAGAGTTCTTCAATTGGATGAAAGTGAAGCAAACCCAATAAATGACAAGGTTATTTTAGGTGAATTTATCGAGATTGCGGCAGTTACACCTGACGTTATATGGGAGTTACAAGCCAAAGCAAGTAGGGCTGCTCAGGCGGCAGAAAAAGCTAAAGCGTATAAAGTAGAATATTTTACTCCAGACGGCACCGACTTTAGTAATGGGGTGACTCAAAAAAGGATTATCATTCGTGTTTATGATGGTAAAGAAAATGTAACCGCTAGTATCGATGAGAGTAAATTTGTTTGGCAAAAAATCAATGCGGATGGTTCTCATGACGATGCTTGGGAAGATATGATGATTGGTGCGGGGAACGTTATTACTATTGGTTCAGATGTGATTGGAAGTACAATCAGATGTCAAGTTGACGACGGAATCGGCGACCCTATTATATTCGCAACCGAAGAAGATGCTGCATTGTTTACAACCTTACAGATGGATGCTCCTAGTGGATGGACGGACTTTACACAAAGTATAGCTCAATATGCGCAATTCGATTACCCAAGAGGACATATCTATTGGAGTCAAAAGTATCGTGGTGATAAACGTCATACCGGCGACAGTACTGCTTCACCTGAAATCGAAAGTTATGTTATAACAAGAACCGATTTAAATGGTACTCCTATAGACCGTATGTGGTGCATAAGGGGTGGTCACGGTTCTCATTTCGGCATTGAGTATGTTGGTAGTACTATGTGGATTTGGTCGTATTATCTGGATGTTGCTAACAATCAATGGTGGGTTGTTAAATTCCCTTATGTAGCCAATAAGATATTAGACTGGGGCGATAGTAGTATCGTAAAAATGATAAACACAGGAGAAAAATTCTACCGAGTAAATCTAGACGCTAGAAACGGATATGTGTTATTAACAACAGGTCGTATCAATCCGTATATTCATGTTTGTAAAAAGAGTGATATCGAAAACAAGATTTTTAAATCGGTTTACAGTGCAAGAGGTTCTGATATAGGCTTTTTCGGAACCGACCAATCGTATCAATCTGCTTGTTTAGATTACCCATACGTTTATATGGCTAGTGGTGACTTGATAACCGATTACGACCAAAGAGTTTTATATTGTTTCGATATACGTTCAAAAAGTCTTGTTTATCGAATTGTGTATACGTTTGATAAAGGAACCATTAATCAGATCGCAAATTACAATGAACCTGAAGCGATTACTTATTACTATGATAGCACAGGTAAGAAATGGCTTCTACAAGGATTTTCTTTCGGAAACGAAAATATAGAGGAAACTCTTCATACAAATCAACTGTTTAGAATAGAAGAGCATAAACGAGGTGAGACTTAATGGCAATTTTGGGTAGTGTGGATATACAGTTTACCGATGCGAGTTATTTCACTTGGATTGTATATGCTGATGATGCACAGGGCACAAACTTGAGTGATAGTCCGATTAACAAAACATACATGGGAATCTCTTATAATAAAAAAACCAGCACTGCATCGACTAATCCACTTGATTATTCATGGTCGAAGGTTACAGGTGAGGGTATACAAGGACCACCTGGGTCTGATGGACAATCTCTTTATACATGGATAAAATATGCTGATGATTCGAACGGTACTGGATTGTCTAATAGTCCTGTTGGTAAATTGTATATGGGTATCGCCTACAATAAAACGACTGCAACAGAGTCAACAGTTGCGACTGACTATTCATGGTCGTTAATTAAAGGTGATGCTGGACCAGCAGGTTCACAAGGTATTCAAGGTATTCAAGGTCCAGCTGGACCCCAAGGACAAGCTACCTATACTTGGGTAAAATATGCAGATTCACCAACCACAGGCATGAGTGATTTACCAGATGGTAAGAAATATATAGGCTTTGCTTATAATAAGACAACCACAACGGAGAGCACCATTTATGCTGATTATACTTGGAGTTTAATCGAGGGACCGCAAGGAGTACAGGGCCCGAATGGTCAAACTTTATATACGTGGCTTAAATATGCAGATTCACCAACCACAGGTATGAGCGACTCACCAACTGGTAAGACGTATATGGGTATCGCATATAACAAAACTACTTCGACAGAGAGCACTGTTTATGCGGATTACTCATGGTCGTTGATTAAAGGGGATATTGGACCCCAAGGACCACAAGGTTTACAAGGTATTCAAGGAGCTCAGGGCGACCAAGGTATTCAAGGTCCAGTAGGTGCAAATGGTGTTTCATCATACACGCATATAGCCTATGCAACCAACTCCACGGGTACAACAGGTTTCTCAGTTAGTGATTCCACTAATAAAACATATATCGGTATGTATGTAGATTCCGTATCTACCGATTCTACGGACCCAACCAAATATAAGTGGACACTTATCAAAGGTGCCGATGGTTCACAAGGCATTCAGGGTCCTGCTGGTTCAGATGGACAAACTCCATATCTTCACATCGCTTATGCTACAAATAGTACTGGTACTACGGGTTTCAGTACTACCGATGCCACAGGTAAGACTTATATTGGTACTTACACAGATTTTACTAGTGCTGATTCAAACACGCCATCTATGTATACTTGGGCTTTGATACAAGGGCCCCAAGGTATACAAGGCGCAACAGGAGCCACTGGTGCAACAGGACCCGCAGGAACTCCTGCTATACTCGGATTATTAAATAATGAGACTGCCTCGGTTCCAGCTGATAGTTCTGGCACAGTTACATCGTTTGCATCAGCGGTTACAACTATGTATATTTACAGTGGTGCAACTGACGACTCTGTAAATTGGACTGTGACTGCTGGAACACCGTCAGGTCTGTCAGGTTCACTTTCAGGCAAGACTTATACAGTAACAGGAATGTCTGCAGATACTGGTTATGTGGATTTGACAGCCGCTCGTGCAGGTTACTCATCGATTACTAAACGATTCACTGTAACAAAAGCTAAGCAAGGTACAACTGGAGCCACTGGTAACACGGGTTCTACAGGCGCTAGCGCAACTGCATATTGGTTAATAAACAGCGTACCTGCTATTCAGAAGAATATTTCTGGTGTGTACACACCTTCAACCGTAACCATTACAGGGAAATCGGCAACTGGTACGAACGCCCCTGTAGATTATGCTGGTAGATTCATAATTGCTGAAACCACAGACGGTACAACATGGGTTGATAAGTATACAAGTGCTGCTAATGAGAGTAGTAAGACACATACTCCAACCGCAGGTATAAAAGCGATAAGAATGCGATTATATTTAGCAGGAGGTACTACAACACTACTTGACGAAGAAATTGTTACCATTGTAAGTGATGGAGCAACGGGTAGTCAAGGTATACAAGGTCCCGCTGGTGCAAATGGTCAATCGTTATACACATGGGTTAAGTATGGTGATGATATTAACGGTACAAATATGACAGATAGTCCATCTGGAAAAACACATATAGGCTTTGCGTATAACAAAACTAGCTCTACAGAGTCTACTTTAGCTACTGACTATTCATGGTCATTAATTAAGGGTGATACAGGTTCTACAGGTATCCAAGGTAATAGCTACGAAGTTCAATATATTAGACAACAAACAGCGCCCGCTACTCCTACTGGTAATACACCTAGTGGATGGTCAACTACTGTACCTACAAGTGGTTATGGTAACGTTTGGTTCGCTGAGTGTATTAAGGATGCTAGTGGTAACTTAGTAGGTTCATGGTCAGTGCCAGCTTTGTATGAAAACTATACAAGCAATTTACTTCAAAATAAACCCTGGACTGTTGGAACTGGTTCTGTTAACGGATATACTGCCAATGGTACAGCTTCCGAAAACGTTCGTGAGATTCTAGATAACCCATTTGGTAGTAAGGATATTGTTTGGAGAGCCATTGACCAAGATACAGTAAGTGATACTGAAGGTGGATGGAATCACGTTGGAATACCCATTGATGGTACTAAAATGTATCGTGTATCGGTTTGGGCTAAACAATTATCTGCGGCAGGGGGCGTATATCTAGGTTGTGACAGTAGTAATACTAATAATATGGATGGCACCGCTAATAATAACCCTTACTTTGTTGGAGGAGGAGATTTACCTACTCTAAATCAATGGTATTTAATGGTGGGTTATATCTATGGTTCAGGCGCTACTGAAACCACTAACCATCCTTTAGGAGGAATATATAGTGGTGTAACTGGACTTAAATCGTCATCGTTTCCGTCATTTAAAAATAAATCTGGGGTAACTGCTCAGACTCACAGGGCTTACCAATATTATTCAACCGTAGTAGGTACTGAGACTCAGTTCTATGGACCTCGTTTCGATTTATGTGATGGTAACGAACCTAGTGTTTCTGACTTACTGAAAACTGGTACACAAGGTCCTCAAGGAAACACGGGACCAACTGGTCCTCAAGGACAGGATGGCGTCAATGCTATTATCGGTGTGTTGAGTAATGAATCTCAAGTTATTGCTACTGATAGTGCTGGTAATAACGGTATCTATACTGGTGCCGTAACTACTATGTCTATATACAACGGTGCTACGGATGATTCAGCTAACTGGACGGTTACTGTTTTAGCAACGTCAAATGTCACAGGTTCACTTTCAGGTAAAACGTATACAGTCACTAACTTGAGTGCAGACATTGGATATGTTGACCTAAAAGCTACTCGTAGTGGCTACTCTGATGTAACTAAAAGATTCTCGCTAGCAAAGAGCAAGCAAGGAACAACTGGTGCTACAGGAAGTACAGGTGCGACTGGTTCTCCTGGACAAAATGCAACTGCCTATTGGTTAGTGAACAATACACCAGTTATTCAGAAGTCTTTAGCAGGTGTATATAACCCAGCTTCCATTGCTGTTAGTGGAATGTCACAAGTTGGTACAAGTGCGCCAGCTGCATATTCAGGACGTTTCAAGATATACGATACGACTGACGGTACAAACTATACCCTAAGATATAGTTCTAGCTCTGACCAAAACACTGTAACGTATACACCTTCTGCTGGTATAAAAAACCTTAAAGTAGAATTTTATACGGCTGGACAGACATCTTTAGTAGACCAACAAACTATAACCATCGTTAGTGACGGTGCAACTGGAAGTCAAGGTCCGCAAGGTGATACAGGCGCAACTGGTAAAGGTATAAGCTCAATCACTGAGCGTTATCTAGCTACTAGTGCTTCAAGTGGTGTAACAACAGCTACTGCTGGTTGGACAACCACTGTTCAAACTGTGACATCGACTAATAAATATCTTTGGAATTATGAGACCGTAACATACACCGATAGTAGTACAAGTAACACCACACCTGTAATAATTGGTGTTTATGGAGACACAGGAGGGGTAGGTGCGACAGGTAAAGGTATAAGTTCAATTACGGAATACTATCTAGCTACAAGTTCGTCTAGTGGTGTAACGACCGCAACGGCTGGTTGGACAACGACGATGCAGTCCCTAACAACTACTAACAAATATCTTTGGAATTACGAGAAAGTAACATATACAGATAGTAGCACGGTCAATACAACCCCTGTAATAATTGGTGTTTATGGTGACACCGGTAATACTGGTAATCCTGGTTCCGACGCTATTACAGGAGTTCTTTCTAATGAGGCTAGTTTAATACCTACAGACTCTATTGGAAATAATGGTAACTTTACTGGCGCCAATACCACAATGTCTATTATCAAAGGAATCGTTGACGATTCATCTAACTGGTCAGTTACAGCTAGTGCCTCTAGTGGTGTCACTGGTTCTTTAAGTGGTAAAACATACACAGTCACTGCTATGACAGTAGACAATGGATATGTTGACCTTACTGCTACTAGGTCTGGTTATAGCTCTATTACCAAACGATACAATCTGTCTAAGAGTAAAAAGGGTACTGATGCAAATGTGGGATATTCGACAAATCCTTATTTCAGTGATTGGACAGGGACTGTTCCCGCAGGATATTCATCTTGGGCAGGTACTCCAACAAAAGAAAATGCACTAACTTTCACTGGTGGTAATTCACTAAGAATGAATGCTGCACTTAATACCGACACGGGCGTTCAAGCAACTGGTACAGGTGGAGCATTTGGTAAGGTTCCTGAAATGTCATACGTTACTCTAAAGTGCAATGTATATCTTGCCTCAGGAACGTTTAACGGTGCTGGATTCTTATTAGATTTTAATGGTCTAAATGGTTCAGGTGCAGCTGCTTATGACCGTGCTTACGTAAAACTGTCTGATGAAATACCTAATGCTGTAACTGGTAAATGGTATCAAGTAACTAAGGTTATTCCACTTGTAAAGTCGACATGGGTGACATGGCAATATCTTAGAATTTATGTGATGGCAAATTATAGTTCGTTAGGTACTCGTGACGCTAAAGACATCATATTTGATTCAATCGATATTTCAGCAATGCCGTTCACGGTTGATAAGCTTTCTGCAATCTCGGCAAATATTGGTAACATCAACGCTGGAGATATTGCGGGCGTAACTATGAATCTAGGTAGCGGAAAATTTATTGTCGATGCCAATGGTAAGTTGACCATGACTATTGCTAACCGATGGGGTAATGATGCGGCTATTAACCTTGCTAACTCTGATATTACAGGTTTAAACGGACTATATATGAAAGATATAGCTGATAATGAAGGAGAAGGTCTTCTATTCCTGAAAAACGGCTATACTGCAGGTGATTATTCTAACGCTACTACGAATTATTATACTTTACGGGTTGATGGTGCTGGAACTTTGCTACTTGATGGAAAACCCGTATATTATAGCGGACAAGGTAACTTCTTATTAGACACTGCAGCTTATCCCAATGACGGCGCTATACTAACGCCTTCTAGGACTTTAGCGAATTGTCCTAATGGTTGGATAATAGTATGGTCTGACTATGATACGTCCACATCAACGGGGGCGAACTATAACTGGTACACATCTGTTATTCCAAAATTTGTAGGGGATAATGCTCAACAGTGGTCTTTCGCGATTCCTGCTGGTTCTTCTACAGGAACATATGCTGATGTGGCTAGTAAATCCTTAATCATTTATAACGATAAAATTGTAGGTGACGCTGGTAATAACGTAGGTATTGCGGCTGATGTTGTATTACGGTATGTAATAGCCTATTAGGAGGGGGTTTTGATTGCTTTTATATATTATAATCGATGAAGAAAGTATTTTACAACAATGGTCTAAAACTAGGAATGTAGAGAGTGAGATTGAGGTGGAGGTGGCTGATGACCACCCTGTCCTCACTACTCCTTTTAGATACTTTAAATATATAGATGGTTCTATAATCAAGATTGATGAACTGGAATTGATTAAAGTTAAATCTAAAAAGAAAACCGAATTACAAAACGAATGTGATAAAACAATTTTAGGTCGATTTTACGCTGAATTGGATGGAGTAACGTATCAATTCTCATGTGATAATGAAGCACAAAAGAATTTTGATAAAGCCCTAAAAGTGTTTGAAAAAGGTTGGAAGACTGAATTACTGTGGACTGTATATGATATGGATGGGAACGTATTAAGATTAATGGTGAGGGCCGACCAATATGCCCCGCTTTATATGGCGCATCTAGACCACATACAGTACAACATTTCTAAGTTCAGGGATACTTTACAACCCTTAGTCGAAAAAGCGGAAACCGTTGAAGAGGTTGAAAACGTTACTTATACAGGTGGGGTGTAGTCATGAAAAAGTATATTTGGAACGTCCTTGTGTCACTTGATCAACTTGGTAATACGCTTATAGGTGGCGATCCAGATGAAACTATCAGTAGTCGTTTAGCTAAACTAAACCATAAGGGAAATAAAGTAGGAATAATAGGTTGTAAGATTCTTAATTTATTTCAGGAAGGTCATTGTGAAAAGAGTTTAGAGAAAGACGAAGGTAAGGACCAAGTATTCAAAATATAAAACAAAGATTTGAGGAGGAACGTCATGAATTGGGAAGCGATATTTAAGGTTGGATTCACAGGTGTTGGTGGTGGTATTGGATATTTATTTGGGGGGTGGAGTGGTTTGCTACCAGTGTTACTTATCTTCATGGTCATTGACCAAATTAGCGGGTTCTTAGCATCTTACATCGAAGGTAAGTTGAGTAGCAAAGTCGGTACTAAAGGTATCGCTAAAAAAATATTTATATTATGTGTCATTGTCGTAGCCCATTTAATCGACGTTATTTTGGCAAAATCAGGCATGTATGATGGGCAAATGGTTAGAGAAGCTGCGGTATTCTTTTATCTTGGTAACGAGTTATTATCGTTCGTAGAAAATGCTGGTAGAA